TAAATTGTAACCATCTCTGTACGTATTGTATTTTTCAATCCAATAAATTTCCCTAAAATTCCAAATATCAATATCACCTTCTTCAATTACTCCCCAAATAAAATTTTCCCAACCATATTTCTTTATAGCATTATAAAATTTAATATCTTTATGCTTATTACTAAAGCAAGAATTTTTATGTTGTCTTATTCTTTCTTTTAATTCTTTTCTTGTTTGCCCGATATACTTTTTTCCAGTACAAATACAATGGGCGCAGTAGATAATTACTTTCATCTGCTCTTAAGTTTGTTCGCATTACTATTTATAATTATAGGGGAGAGTGAAAATACTCTCCCACCTGAAAAGTGCGAACAAACCAGGCATTATTATATAGTTTAATTTTACAATGGTAATTTAGCACGAGTAGTTTTTTTCAAAAAATTCAATTCAATAGCATTATTTTTAATTTTTTCCTTTAATGGTTTTGAAATTAGTTTAGAAATTGTTTCAATTTCAATGCTATTCTCTTCACAATAAGTAACGATTGCATCAATATAATTAATTTTAGAATTTTTTACAATATTTTCTATATCCTGTGCAAACTTTTGAGGACATAGAAACTTACTATTTAATTCGTCCTTTACTTTATCATTCATATTGGTGAAGTTTATCTCTAACAAATTCTCTAATATATTCGGTGAGTAATTTAATGTATTTTTGTTTGTCATATTCTTCATAAACAATGCATTCTCCATTTTCACAAGCCATAATGATGACTAATTTCTTTACCATTATACCAGTAATTTCGTATAACATACAACCATATGCCATACACTGAACAAAATAATGTTCAATCCACTCTCGTGGTTTTGGTTTCTTTGAAGTTTTAAAGTCAATTATTGCTAACTCACCATTATACTCTCCGATACAATCTACAGTTCCTGCGATACCAAGAACTTTACTGTAAAGAGAACCTTCAAGAGCATAAATGTTATTTATACAATTTAATTCTGGTTTTGCGATTTTGAAGAGGAAATCAGATAAAGGTTGAACTGGTGGAAGGTCTTTATTATAAAGATAATTTTCCACCAGTGTATGCATATCAGTTCCACGACTGGTTGCTTGTTTAGTAATTTTATCTGCTTGCTTTTCCCCAACTTTTTTTCTCCAATCAGCAAAGAACTGACGGTTCTTATGACTGGTTACAGAAGTAATTGAAACAAGTTTAATTGGTTTATCTTCTTCTGGTATTGTGTAATAACGAACACCATCTATGGTTTCCCTTTCAAGTTTTGGAAGATTAATATCAATATGAGTGAAAAGATTACTTTTTATTTGTTTTTCACCATATAATTCATTATATTTTTCAATTAAAGGATTAGACATCAATAACCTGCTTCCATTTTTGCAACAATATATTCTTTTACAAGTCCAGACCTACAAATATCATCTACTCCAAATTCAATAATATCAAAAGATTCCATTTTTCTTAGAATATTCATAAAATCACTAATGCCGTTTCTTTCATTTGTTTTAACCAAATCAGATTGTGTGGCATCTCCACAAAAAATAATTCTGCTGTTTTCACCAACACGAGTAATGATAGAATCCAATTCGTGAAAATTAAGGTTCTGATATTCATCAACAATAATGATTGAATTATCAAGTGTTGTACCACGAATAAAAGATGTGCTCCAAAACTTTACAGTTTCCTGAGATTTGAGATTACCATAAAGCATCTCAAAATCAGCATCACTGGGCATTTGGAACATATACTTTACCATATTCTTATAAGGAATTTGATAAAGAGCAGACTTATCATCGTGGTCTCCTGGAAGAAAACCAATCTCACGAGTTGCTACAAGAGAACGAACAACATAAATTTGTTCGTATGGTGTAGTTTCATCTAATACATCTCTAAGTGCATTATAAAGACTAATGAAAGTTTTACCTGTTCCAGCACAACCATAAGCAACTAAATGCTTTCCATTTTGATATGAATCAAAAAGTTTTTTTTGATTTTCAGTTAAAGGTTCAACATCAATGAGATAATCAGCACTGATTGGTTTTCTCCTCTTCATCTGTTTGGATGTGTAACCAACACCAATTGGTTGATTATCATTGTTTCTTCTTTTTCTTGCCATAGTTAAATCGGTTTTACATTTGCACCTGGAACTTTTGAAACCTTATGGAGGACATCATTCCATCCTGGATTTCTACTAACGTGTTTACTCAGTAAGTCACCAACTTCTCCTGGTGAAGCACAACCCTGAGACCAGTCTCTTTGCCATTCTGGATTGTCCTTATACCATTGAGTAATATCGTGAACACTCATTTCAATTACTTTTGTTTCACCAGTTTCCTTATGAATAATAGGATAAATTGCCATATTTTATAATCATTACGAAAATATTTATTCTATGCAAATAGATGGGGCATCAACACAATCTGGGCATCTTTCATTTGGTTTCCATCCAAGTGCCTCAGCAACATTAGGAAATTGGCAAATAAACACACATTTTGCTGCTTCTGCAATTTCCATATGTTCTTTTTGAGTTCCATTTGCCGAACGCAAATTGATATAATGAATCCAAGACCTGCAAGAACCGGTCATATAGATTCGAGTAGGTGTTGCAAGTGGAAGTACAAATCTTGCACACTCTTTTGCTACACCTGCCTCCAACATCCGCTTGTAGAGGTTATTAGAGTTGGCAAACAGTTCTGCAATCTCTGCTTGAAATTTAAGTTTTACATAATCACCAAGATCATTTGTAGAATTCTGACGGTTCTTAGTATCTTGCTTACGAAGTTCTGGAATAGGAATATTCTCAGTAATCAGATTTGTATCTGCATAACGTTGACTGAATTCTTGAAATGTAAAGCTCCTATGACGAAGTATCTGTGCTGCTATGCCACGATTCGTTTCAATCTCAAGAGTCATAGTAGCCTGTTCAAACACAGACCAATGATTATGCTTAATACAATAAGCAAGCAACTTGGCATAGTTCTCCGAACCCTGATTACTTGGGTTAGAAACTCGTGCAATAAATGCCATTGTTTTTTCTGCATCTGGTGTTACCGAAATAAGTTTAACTGTCATTTCTTTCCAAATCCTTTTGATGTTTTTGCTTCAAGTTCTGAAAATTCTTTTTTGAGTGAACGTAATTGTTCTTTCATCTCTTTGATTTTTTCATCAGTATAAAGATGTTCTTGCTTTATCAATCGTTCAAAAAGTTTAATTAGTTTTTTTGCTCTACTAGTCGGCATATCCGTCATCATCCTCAAAAATTTCATCGTAATCAGTAATGGTTCTTTCTGGTGCCTTATATGCAGAAACATCAGAATAAATTTCTGCCTTTAGAGAATCAACTAAAAGTTCCAAATTACGGACAATAAGTTTTAGTTTTTCTTTATCCATAGAATGTTTTCTTCTCACTTTATATTAACACAAAAAAAGGGAGAAGACAATCCCTCCCTTTTATTCTATTTCTTTGTTTTTTTATCCTTAACTTGATAGTTATATGATTTTGGATTTACAGTCCCCTCTGTCCATTTAATCTTTAAGATACTACCTTTGCCATACTGATCGTAGTAATTATCAAATACTTCCACAAAAGAACCTGCTTGCACAATATCATATTTTTTTTGATTGTCTTCAAGATATGTAATCAAATAAGAGTTCCTAGGCAAACTTTTATTGTTTGCTACAGACGGATCACAATTTTTATGTATTAATAACATAATTAACTTCTATTACCCCAAGAAATATCTGGGTATGCTTCAGAAACTATTTCTTTAGTAATTTTATATTTTGTTTGTAACTTCTTATCTTTACACAAACAAAGAATTTCTGCTTCCAATGGATGCAAACCTTCCAAAAGATTTACAAAAATATTTTCTCTACGAATACCATTTAAAGAATCATTACCACCCTTTACAAAGTTGTAAAATTTATCATATTCTTTACGTATTGTAGAATACTTTTGGTCAATTGCTCCTATTGAAGAATCACTCAATTGTTTGACTGCTTCTTCAATTCTTTCAGACATTGTTGTCGTCTTCATCGTATTATCCCCAAAAAAGGGAACATCACCTTCTGGTAAAACGGATATTACCGATTCATCAAAATTCCATATAAAAATTGCTTTTAATGAATCGTGCTCATATTTTTTAAGCACTTCAACCTTTTTTGCATTAGTTCTTTGCGAACTAACAAGATTTAAAACTTCAAAAACAAAAGGATTTGCAGGAAGATCTATACTTTCATTTGCAACTTCTTTTACTTTTGAAGTGGTTCTTTTAGTCGTTGTTTTTTCTTTTACTGTCATTGTCATAAAATTAATGCAGAATTAAATTAATTAAGTTTATTTATCACTCATTATCACTATCATCTTCATCAATAAAATAATCAGGATCAAATCTTACTGAAACAATTTCTTGATCAATTAACTCACCATTTTTATTGTAAAACTCTGGATGATAAGCAATTTGTTTTGGTCCTTCTTGATAATTCATCATATATTCTCTGGCACTCCACCCGATGAAAAGTCCTACCACAAAAAACAAAACAAATAAAAAAGAACCAAATACTAAATATGTTGCTGTCATTGATCTTCTCCGAGAGACTACTTTTTTTTCATTATTTCTAATTCAATTTTGAAATATATCTCTCTTTTAAGGAAAGAAAATACTTTTTCAAAATTGAAAGTTCTTAATGTCAATTTTGTTTTCTTTTTCTCTCCTCCTTTTTTTCTAAGCATTAACTCAAAACCACGATTAATGCCATAATTTCCAAAATTATTTATAGACACGATCAGAGCATATTATTTTCTTTCAAATACGAGATCGTATCAGTGCATCCACCAAGATGCAAATCATTTAAAATTACCTGAGGAAATGTTGAACCTTCCCCAAATTCGGAATAGAATTGCTCTCTATTAAAATCAGTATTGAGTTCATATAAAGTGATTTTATATCCCTTTGATTCACTCAAAAGATTTAAAATTGTCTTTACCTTATCGCAATAAGGGCAACCTTGTTTTGAATAAATTGTAAAATTCATAATACTATAAAACTTTATTTTGTCTTTGAGGGTATTTATAGAGCACTTGTTCTTGCTTATTGTGCATCCATCTTATTATAGCACTTCTTTTTTCTTCTGTAAAAAAGATTTGCTTTGAGAACCAATATTCCCAATCTGTATGCCCTTTATCATGATTGCATTCTTGGCAACAACATACGACATTATTTGTAAAATCAGTACCACCTTTTGATCTTGGAACTATATGATCAATAGTTAATTTTTCTTCAGAACCACAGTAAGCACACTTATGATTCCAATTTTCTTTAATGTGCTGTCTCCATATTCGTCTTGCTTCTCCTGAACTTGTTGTGTAAAGATTGAACAAATACTCTTTAGACGAATGAAGAGGAGTCATAAGTTTTTGCAACTTATGACTATTTAGAGATTAAACTTACGTCTAAATGCTTCAAAATTTATTTGGATTTCTTCATTTGTCAATTCACGATTATAAATCATCACGTTGTTCCATAAGCAACTATAGTTACTTGTTCCTGTTCCAAAGATTTTATT